GTGGTTCAGCCCAGTCCATCCACGGACGCCCTCAACGAACCACTCGCACATGATCTCGCGCACGTCCTGGTCCGGAATCTTGTCCGCGTCTACCCCCACTTGGGCAGCGGCGATAGCGTCGTCCTCGTTCTCCCCGCCGCCAGCCCGAATCAGGTTATCCCGGATCTTGCGCATCTCCTCGTTCCCCTGGGTCAGCCGGGCGAAGCGGAGCTGCGCCTTATCCGCAGGGCCGAACGTCCACGTCACGCCCTCTAGTTCTACCTCGACACGTAGAAGAATATCCACGCCACACCTCTTCGTACTTCTGCCTGCCGCCTGCGACTAAGTGAGGGCGATTCTGCCGAACATGTCCCCGCTACCTGGGACGAACGCGTGGCCGAATGCCGTCTCCTTCTCAGACTCGATGGGCATCTGCCACTCCTCGGGAACGAAGCCACTAAGGGTAAAGGTCAGGTTCTCCCCAGCCGTCCCGTTGTCCAACGCCAGGACGATGTCCTCCGCCGTCCAGTCGTCGCCCTCAAGGGTTGAGGTGGTTCCCTCCTGTGCTGTGGTGACCCGGAATGTCGGCTCGTACTTCGTGATGAGGACCCCGTCGGCAATAGTTCGCACCCCGGCGGCCTTCCCGTCCCGGCTCCACAGCGCCTTGGCCCCGAACTCAAGCCCAAGCTCGAAGGACAAGACGCCAAGCTTCGTGGCCGTTCCGAAGGTGACCGAGCACTCGTTCCCGGTGTGGCCCTTGTGCGACGAGTAGACCGCCGACTTGGTCGGTGTGGAGACGATGGTGGCGTCCGTGAAGATGGCCGAGAATGTCCACTCGACCTCCGCGTCCGGACCCTCGGCGCAGGTAGCCTTGACGCTGTTCGGCTGACCCCCGCCCAGGAGCACTTCAAGGGCTACCGTCCCGTCGTCAGCCTCACAGAATAGCGTGGGGAAGTTGGCCACGGCCACTCCGATTCCCGCCGGGAACCAGAATCCTAGGTATGTCTTGTCCGGGGCTACGCAAGTCCAGTCGATGGACCACAGGCCCCCTCCCTTGCGCGTGTGCACCCGCCCGCCCACGCCTCCCTTGCGGATGTTGTTCGGCGTGAACCTCAAGGTGCCCCCCTGGAGCGACTGGCAGATAGCTGCGTTGGTCCCTGCGACCTGCTGGCACAGGCCAGTAACCGCCCCCGTGTACGCCTTGGTGATCATCGGGCCTCACCGTCCTGATCTGTTTTGTCCCCGCCGGTGTGGGTGGGGCTAACCGCGAAGGCGCCCATGGTGCCCGTTCGGGTAGCGCTCTCCTCGGTCGGAGCAGGGGCCTTCTCGTCGTCTTTCGGCGCAAAAACCCCCACCGAATACGCATCACTGTTCCTGCGGGGCATCACGCCCCACCTCCTGTACGCGTTCGGACGGTAAGGTCCACGGCCACGGCCCAGTACGGCATGTTCTTTGTCCGGATGAACATCACGTCGTCCATGCCCGAGCGCAGGTCCGACCCGTAGTCCGCCCGAGCGAACGACATCTCTATGATGTTTGCCCCTGCCGAGTCGGTGCAGGTCAGGGAAACGTCATGCCTGGTCCCGTCGTCCTCGATCTGGGCCAGGCGGCATTTGTCGTCCCGGAACAGGGCACGAATGATGGTCTTTAGGCTGGCCTCCGCCGCCCGAACCGGGTTAGGCTCCGCCGTTCCGTCCAGAGCTATCCCTTGGTCATTAGCCCGAAGGTGCACCACCCGTATCGTGTGGAGGATATTCTTCTGTCCCCCGGTGGTAGGCCCGACCAACGTAGACTCCATCCCTCGGACCAGGATACTAGGACATAGGGAACTTAGGTCCGTGTCCGGAGGATAGCGGAACAGATCCCCGTGGTCCAGCAGGACCAATGGAGGGGATGGGTTCCCGTCCGTGTAGGTGAACCAACTAACCGGGAGGCCACCCTCGTGGTTCACGCCGTACCCGTTCAGGGCGCCTATCACGGCGTCTACCAGCTCTTCCATGTGCAGGAAGTCAGCGGCCATCAGACAGCTTCCACCACTAAGTCCAGATGATACACCTTAGAGGTGCGTCGAACCACTGCCGTGTATTTCTTTCCCTCATTCGTCGACACGTTCACCCGCCACCCCACCCGCACGTCGAGGCCGCAGTTGACGCGAATCCGGTAGGTACCGACACCAACGACCCCGAACGCGCTCTGCTCCGCCGCCATCGTCATCTGTCGGAAAGAACAGGGATATTCGTCGCTGAGGGACACGCCCCTGGTTCGCTGCAAGGCGTTATCCCCAATCGGGACCTCGAACTGGCACCTGGCATTGACGTAGCTCACGACAGGGCATTCTCCGTCAGTTCTCTGGCCTTTTCGGCGAGGTCGTGCTCGACGGCCTTCCGGAGGGTTTCCCATGCGGACGCGGACGAACCGTATAGATAGTGATGGCGCCGTCCCTCTTGGTGCCTGAAGTCTTCGCGCTCATGCTGGACCTCCGCGTAGGCAGACGCTTCATGGCCAAAGGTGACCACGCTTCGAATGCCGGTAGCGTTGCTGATTGTCGTCTCCACTCGGCCGCTCTCCGCCAGGGTACCGGTCCGCCAGGGAGTGTGCTCCTGCGCTTCCGCCATGACGGCTAGCATGCGATCGTGGAGGAAATCCCTTGCCCCCTTGAGTACCCCCTGAGGGAGGGACGCAGCAGCGGCCAGTTCGGCCTCCAGCTTTTCCATCCCTACTATCTTGACCTCAACCACGCCGTCCCCTCACTCCGTTGGATACCCCACCCGAACATACTGGCGCATGATGGCCCACGCCGCAGAACAAAGTCCCTCCGGGCAATCGGTCCCGCCGAGGGTCTCACTGAGCCCTTCAATCGAGAATGATCGGACCCCCTGAGACCGAAGACGGGACCGATTGACCACGTCCGGAAGGCTTTTGATGTCGAGTAGGTACATCGCCTGAAGGCACACTGCCCGGACCACGTCCACCGGGATGATAGCACCCGTCGTACCGTAGTCCGTGGTGCGGGGGAAAAACAGCGCCTGGGTCGTAGTCCCAGGCGCCCCCTTGAACCGTGCCCGATCAGCGGTGACCGCGTCCTTGTGCCCTCCCAGGGCCTCGATGTCCGAGGTGGCCTGGATCAGAGCTCGTTGGCGGTCTTCCACCGTGTGGGCCAGCCACTTCGGGTAGTCCAACCTAGCGGAAAAGAACTCCGCCGCGTCGGCCTCGCTCACGTAGCTGTTATCCGTGGCCCCCGCTGGCGTGCAGATCACTACAGGCATTAGATACCCCCACCGTACCCGTCGCCGTACTTGATGGAGACCAGGCTGGCCGGGAGGTCGAGGCCGGTTCCGGCCTCAACCCACGTGAGCGCCAGGATGTCGTCGGCGCCAATCTCCAGGTTTGCCTTTGTGGGGGACAGCGTGAGATCCTTCAGCACACCGGCGGCCGCGTCCACGCCGCTCGTGAAGGCCAGGGTGGCCACCACCGTAGTTCCCGACCCGTCCGTCCCCCGGTTGATGAGGGACAGGGTGGAATAGTTGGTCGTGTGCCCGGTGATAGTTGTTGCCGCCACCAGGCCGACGGACTCGATGCGCGCTCGACGCCCGAGGGCGCCAACGGGCTGATTCATCGACGCGGCGGTGAATGCCGGGAGATGAACGTCAAGGGAAAGAGGTGCAATGTCCTGTCCGAGAGCCATTGGTTTGCCTCCTGAGCTGTTGTCGCTGTTCCCCTAGGGCTACTTGCCCTTGGGCTTCGCCGTTGGGGCCGGTGGCGACTCCGGGGCCTCGGGTTCGCTGATCAGGCTCCCCTTGGTGTCGTACACCGGGACGTCCTTGGGGCACGAGGACAGCCAGCCCATGCGAACGCACAGGGCCTCGATGTCCACCCCCTCGGCCATGTACTGCTCGACGTACGCTGGTGCCCGCTCGTCTTCGGGCGGCAGCGGCAGGTAGACTAGCGCCATGGTTCTTGTCCCTCCTGGGAGTCGGTGGGGCGGATTAGTCGGCGTCGGAGAACATCCGGAAGCCCATGGTGGCGTCAATGACGCCCAGGCCCCACTCGGCTGTCGCCACGTACTGAGTGAGGCGGCTCAGGGGCTCGCGAGACGGCTCGATCGACAGGTCAGCCTTCAGGACGCACCCGATGGCCCAGGGGCACATGAACGCCCCGTCCCGGTCCGCAGCCGCGTTCGCCGTGGGGATGTCGGCATGGGTGTAGATGTCCACGCCCATGATGTTCCCGGCGAAGAAATCCTCCCAGATGGCCTCGCCAGCCCGCGAGGACTTCGAGGAATCCGGGAGTGGCGATCCGGACTCCGTCACCCACTCCAGCCACGCCCAGGGGGAGATGAAGGCCGCATAGGGCTTCGGGGCCTTGTTCTCGGCCAGCGTGGTGATGTACTTCTGGAACATAGCGTGGGTGATCGGGTTGTTGGTCGTGATGAGGCAGGAGCCGAGGGACGCGAACAGGGAGAACACGTCCTTGTCGAACTTCGTGGCGGCGGCCAGCCCGATGGCCCGCCCGACGTCCTGAATCAAACGGTCCCCGCCCATATGCACGGAGCGCTTGACCCGGTCCGTGACCGGAACGACGATGGCCTTCTCGGACGCCGTTACCGTCGTGGTAGACGCGGTGAGGGCCTGGGTATCCGTGTAGGCCACGCCCTCGACGGCGTCCCCCATCTCGATGGCCGCGTACTTGCCGAACGGGTACGACAGGCCCGGAGAGTTTCGCAGGTCCTCAGTCTGGAGGAACTGCCGAGCTCTCCCCTGGCCGGGGTAGAACAAGCTGGCCTGCGTGAACCAGAACATGGCTTCGGCGGTGACCTCCGGAACGAGATCCGCCAAGGTGGTGGTCGAGGTGATGGCCATTGTTTCCTCCCGGTGTTTCTTGGATGGCTACCGTTCGGGGTAGCCTCGTCTCTTGCGCTCAGATAGCCAGGCTGACAGGGTCTGGCCTCCCTGCCCCTTGGCCCACGAGGGTGGGGGAGTCACCTGCCCGGACTGGCTCTGTCCCGCTTGGGACCCCACGTCCCCCGGCGGCTGCTTCTGCTCCGCGTCCTCCGCTAGGGCAGATGCAAGCTGCGTGATGATCGACCCGTACTGTTTCTTTACCTCATCCAGGGGCATGTGGGCCAGACCCCGGATAGACGCGTCCCTCAGCTTGTCGTGCTCCGCCACTAAGGCGGTGATGGACTCCATGATAGTGTCCTCGTCCTTGCCGGAGACCAGCTGCCGAAACGGAACCGGCAGTGTGGGGGCGTGGCGAGAGACCAGGTCGAAGATCATCATTTTCTGCCTCGCCTCTTCGGCGTCGTGCTTGGCCTTGGCCGCGTCCTCTTTGAGCTTCGCGTTTTCCGCTTGGAGCCGCTCCGACTCCGACAGACCGGCGTTCTTCTGTTCCTCCACGGCGGCCCGTAACGCGGCCAACTCGTTTGCCATGGCGGTGTTCTGCTCAGTCAGGAAACGGATCTCGCTCTTGTGCTTGGCGTCCAGCCGGTTGATGGTCTCCTGGGACACCCCAGTATACACGGGGTGTCCGGTCTTCGTTTCGTGGTCAGCGTGGTTCGTGGTGTCTCCGCCCGGCTTCTTGTCCCCGCCGGTGGGGGCGTCCTGGCTGTCTTTACGGGCGCCAGTACCCTCGCCCGAGGTCTTCTCCTCGGTAGCGTTCGTGGCCATTATATAACGCCTCCTGGTTTCCGTCAATCATGATGGATGTCTCGCTGACTATCGTCTCCCCCGCGTACTTCGCTTCCGCGTTGTCGGTGTCGGTCACCTCCTTGACCACCAGGTGCCCTGACACTATGGTGGGATCACACCAGATCGACACCCCGAGCTCGTGGCAGTTCAGGGCGAAGGACAGATCCTCCATTATCCATCCCACGCCTACCATTATCCGGTTGTCGAAGGGCCTGCGGCCCAGCACGTCCCGCATCTTGGCGAACGTGCTAGTCCGGACCATCAGGCAGCCTCCACCGCAACCGCCGACAGCGAATATCCCGTCCTTGGGATACCGGACGATCTGCTTGAACCCCTGCTGCCCGCCGCCCTTCCCCACGTCCTTCCCCTCGTCCAGCCGGTAAAGAACTGGCAGGGCGTTCCCCCTCATGAAGTAGACCCCCGTCAGAACGTCAAGTCCCCCGGCGTTCATTACCTCCATCATCCGGAGAACGGTAGTCGGGTCGAAGGTCTGGTCGCAGTCCCCGAAAAAGACGTATTCCGTCCCGTAGGCCAGGCCGGTATCAGCCAGGGCATTCCGGGCCTGGGCGTGGTCCGTAGTGGTGGGGAAGGCAAATGCGGCCATCTTCCCCTGCGTGGCCAGCACGTGCGCCGTGGTGGCGGCCACTCTCATGGCGGAAGTGTAGTGGCTTGTCAGAACCGCCGGGATACCGGCCATGAAGCCAACCAGCACTATCGGAGCCGGGTCGTGGGCTGGGGCCACGGAATCAACGGTCTGTTCGTCCATGCTGTCTTTTCCCATCAGTGTCTTACTACGACCGACGGTGCGATCTCCCATCGGTCCTCCATGCTTGCCGGGTCGTCCGGGTCCCTCCGGGCCTCCGGGACCATCTCCTGTGGTTCCGCCGCGTCCACAACCTCAGACACGGAGAACCCCTGCCTATCCACCAGCCTGGCGATCAACTCCCTGGCGTACTGCTCATCCGGTACCGCGTTGGCCATTCGCGCAAGGCGCCGTTCCGGATCGGCAGTCAACACCCGCCAGTCCGGGGTAACGGTCAGCACATGCCGAACCCTACCGGGAGACAGCAGGTACACCAGGTACTTCACCATCGCACCTCCACGGACTTCTTCCTACTTCGCAGCGTCCTCCTGAGCTCTCACTAGTTCTTGCTGATACCACTCAGACAGGGGAGGAGAGCCCGGAACCACTAGATCCTTCCACCGATCCGGGGGAACCAAGGCGGCCAGCTCAAGCAGGGGAACCGGCTGGGCGCCCTTCTTCCTCTCTTCCCGCCTCGCTTTCTTCACTAGGTCCATGAAGCTAAGCTTCTCCATCATGGTGGCCGAGCCAGCGTCGACCAAGGCGTTGGTCGTTTCCGCCCACGCCCTGGGGTTCTTGTCGGCTATGGCCTTTATCTGGGCGGTAAGATGGTGCTGCCTTGGCGTCCCGGTTATCGTTCCTGTGGGGGAAGCATAGGCCTTCTTTATCTGGGCCTTGTACTTCCCTATCCCAGCTATGTGGGGCATCAGTACGTGTCGGCATTTCGGGTGTCGGAACCCCTGGGCCTTCGCTTCTGCGAGAGTGGGATAGCCAGGTGTCTTGCCCCAAAGTGAGAGAATCCTCCCCTCCCACCTCTCACATTTCTTGCAGGTGCCTGGGTGAGGGT